TTTATGTGTGCAAGTTTTGTCAAACAAATAGACTTATCAACACTTTTAAAACATTTTATCAACATTATTTAATCTGGTTTCATCCAAGAAATAGCTAAATTCTGGTCATTATTAGACCTTATTTGCAAAGTTTCAGCAGCTTTGCCATAAGTTTTACTAGATAATTTACTAGCTGACCACTGCGAATGTGCAGTAATAATTTTATATAAGTTTACTAAGTTCTGTGCTGACTTAGGATCTACGAAACCATTTTCTATTTTTTGTTCTAATTCTTTTCTCTTATCTTCTAATTCACTAAGTTTCAGGTCGATGGCTAATTCCTTGCTACGAATATAATTTTGCATGAGCTGTTCATCATTTATTAAATAAGTTCTAAACGATTGCCAGGAAATCGGAACATCCTCCCTACTAAATAATTCTCTAATTGTCAGACCATCTGCAATTAAAGAAAGAATGTGTGCTTTTAATTTGTCTGTTAATTTTCTTTTACGACCTGCCATAGTTTATAATAATTCTAAAGTGTGAGTCCAAGCACAGAAAGGAAAGAATAGAAATTTGCTCAGACTCACAGAGTTAATTAACTTTAAGGCTAAAAACAACTAAAAGAGGGAGCTTTGTAGCCAGTTAAAGAAATAACACAAGATATAGTATATTACAAATCAAAAGGTTTCTTTTTAGGAAAATTTGTTAAAGCATCAAGTGTAATGGGATTAATCTTAATTTTGCCTTCGAACATCAATCGGTCAATCTCTTTCTGTACTGTAAAAGCACCAAACCTTTTATTGTCCACAATCCACCGCATTTGCTCTGCGGAGAGCATCCCAACTTTTAAGTCGTTTTGTATCTGTAAAACTATTTCAATTTTTTCGCCAGTGGTGTAATCGTTTCTATAGCTTAACTGGAGTGGTTCATTATTATAGTAATACATCAATCTTTAAATTTCTTAAATTTTTTAAATCCCTTATTATTATTGTTATTATTATTATTGTTATTACTCTTATAATACTGCCCAAATTTTGGGTAGTCTGATTGCTTAAATTTTGACACCCTGACTACCCTATTTTTGGGTAGTCTTATTAAATACTTATTTGCAGAGGATAATCTGTTAATAACTAGATAACCATTATCAATTAGTTCCTTTTTAGCCTTTTGGAGTGTATTAACAGAACATCCTAATTTTTGGCATAAATTAGAGTTTCTGAGGTTTCTGTAGTTCTCCGAAAGACTCCGAATATAGCAAAATAACACTTTTGCCTCATTTCCTATATTTTCATCATATATGAGCTGGTTTGGGATCATGGCGAACCCTTTTTTGACTTTTTCCATCTTCTTTAATTCCCTTCTTGCTAGACCTTCTATATGTCAAATTTTGGGTAATCAATAAGAACATTTAGCAAACATATATTTTTATTCACTCTTAGCTTTTAACACTTGCAATATAGAACAAATGTTATATAAAAATAGTATGTTTAAAACAAATCAACAAAGGAAAGAAACAATGAACAAACAAGATAAATATATAATGAACCAAAGAATAGAAAAGCATGGAGATAATCTAAAAGCTATTTTTAATCTTGATACTGACAGCGTTAAATTATCAAAACAACTTTTTAGATTAGAAAACAAAGCACATAAATTAGCCACTGATTATTGTAATGGCGACTTTCAAGGTGATATTGAAAAAGAGTCTGAAAAAATACTTTCTAAAGTTGCTAAGATATTAAATACAAATACTTTTAATATGTTTTTAAATACAGATCCTAGAGGTTATGCGTTAAAGTTTTTTGAAGACTTTAGCAAAGACAAAGCAATACATAAAGATTGGGGTGGATATGGTATTATTGCTCCAGATTTTAGAGAGGGTTTATAATGAAAAATAAAAATTTTAATTTATTCAATCTTTTTAGCAAGACCTTCAAAGATCGTAAAATGTTTGGTTTTATTGGTTTTGGTGAGCTTGAGCTTATGCCAAAAGTATCAAAGCCAATAAGACAGACAGAGGAAACAGAGGAAACTTTGGAGCTGCAAGAAGCATCTCAACTGATGGAATCAGTGGAGCTACCAGAGGATTATTTTAATAATTTAACAAAAGGAGATAAAAAACATGGGTAATGGATTTAACACTTGGGATGAATTTTTAACTAAAGTAATAGAAAAAATTAAAAAAAGATGGTTAAAAAAAGATAAACAAAAACTAAAAGAATTAGAAAAAAAATACGAAGAAACCAATAAACAGTGCCAAGCTGCTTATGATAAATATTTATCATTAAGTAATAAAACTGCTAATATTTCTGATTCTATAGATAGATTATATAAAAAATATACATCTGTTAAAAAAGTTAAATTGAAAAATCCGCACTATATTGCACCAAGTTATTAACAAAAGGATAGTAATGAACAGAAACAAATTTGGACTCCCTTATATTTTTGACCATGTAAAAGCACAAGATCAAAGAAGGCTAGACAATCTTGATTATATGGTTAAGAATTGTCCTCATGATTTCAAAAAAATCTGGACTAGCAAAAGGAAAGAACTCAAGGAACAAATTGAAAAAAGAAGACATAAAACCCTTAACTAAGGAGCAATTGAAGGATCTTAAGGAAAAGATGCTTATATCAATTCTAAGGGGTTCTATGGCTTGTAATGGGGTATATTTTAACAGATATAGAAACTTTAAAGGAAAGGTTAAACAATTATGCTTACAGAGTATAAAATAGAAAAAAACATACCAATAACTAAAGACGCAAGAAAAGGAAGTAAATTAACAAATCCATTGTACCAAATTGCTCAAGATATGAAAATTGGAGATAGTATAAAATTTAATTTTAAAGATTTTCCAGGTGTAGAGAATGTTACTTGGGATGTAGATAAAAAAATTGAACATAGTCAAAAAATGAGAGTATGGGAAAAATCTCTAAATGCTCCTAAAACTTTAAGAAGATATTTAATAGAACTTTATGGAAAAGGATCAGTAGCAACTAGAGATTTATATAATATTCCTGAAGAATCATTAAAAGAAAATGAAAGAGGTGTGAGAGTTTGGAGGATAAAATAATATGCTTGAAACAATTATAGCGTTAGAGATTGCATTATTGATTTTTTATTATGCAACTAATTAAAAAAAATCCATTTGCTAAACTTTTAAAAAATTCTTTTTTTAAATTAAAAATATTTAAGAAAAAAAAAGGGAAAGGAAGTTATGACAGAAAAAAAAACAAAAATTATACTTGATTTATGCGGTGGTACCGGATCATGGTCAAAACCTTATTTAGAGAATGGTTATGATGTAAAAATTATTGATGCAAATGAATGGGGAAATTTAAACGAAAGCACAGATATAAGATTATTAAAAAAAATTAATAAACCTATTTATGGAATATTAGCAGCTCCACCTTGTACTCATTTTGCTGGTAGTGGTGCTAGATGGTGGAAAGATAAAGGTCTTGAACCTTTAAAAGATGGATTATCTATTGTTGATGCTGTTTTTAGAATAATCTTTGCACATAAACCTAAATTTTGGGTGATGGAAAATCCAGTTGGTAGATTAGTTCATTATATTGGTAAACCTAAAATGATTTTTAATCCTTGTGATTATGGTGATCCATATACAAAAAAAACTTGTTTATGGGGTGAATTTAATGAACCAATTAAAACACCGGTAGAACCTAAATTTATAACTGTAGGTGGCAAACGAATGTCAGAAATACATTATAAAACTTTTGCTATGAAACCAAATGATAGAGCTAGAGAAAGAAGTAAAACTCCTGGAGGTTTTGCTAAAGCATTTTATGAAGCAAATAAATGAATGAATGAATATTTATGGAGATATGCGGACTTGTATTAAATGCAAAATGAAAGCAGACGTAGTTGAAAAAGGTAAAGATTATTGTGCTGAATGTTGGTTTAAATATTTTTCTGGCGAAACTATTGAGCAATACGAAAAAAGACAAAACGAATTAGAAGAAAGGAGAAGAAAAAAATATGAAGATAACTCTTGACTCTAATGATGTTGAATTAGCTTATACAACAGCTCAAAGAAGGTTTATTGGTAATGTAAGAATGAACAAAGGCTTTTCTTATGGTTATAATAAAAACTTAAAAAATCAATTATATGATGGGTTCTTAGGTGCTATGGGTGAAGTTGTTTATGCAAAGGCAACTAATAGCTTTTTTAATGGTTCTTATACTGACAATAATGAGTTTTATTCAGAGTCCGACTTTCAAAACAATATAGAAATAAGAACTCAAGATAAAAAATCATATAATTTTTTGCTTATTAGACCTGGAGAAAAGCAAGGAAAGTATTTTTTAATAATTAAGGACAACGACAAAGATTATAATTTTACAATAAAGGGTTGGTTTTTATATAAAGATGATTTACCAACTGAAAAACTATCTAATTTTGGGTATCAGGACAGACCTGTTGCATATAAAATTGAAATAAATGAACTAACACCATTGGAGGAAGATGTCAGACAAGATAAATTTTAAATTATTTAAACCTTTTGGTTCTACCTTAGCAAAGGCAACACTGCCTTTAGAACTATTGAAAGATTTTAAGGCGGATCTAAAAAAGATTAGAGAAGACAAACAAAAACAAAAAGACCATGATTGGAGTCAAAGATTAGTTGGTGCAGTAAAAGAAGAATACCTAATTACTCCAGAGGTTTTATTAAAATGGAAAAGAGCTTTCTTCGATCCGATTATGGTTTCTTATACTAATGCTCATTTTAAACATGATAAAATTAAAAATATTTTAATTAATTCTGCTTGGTATGTAATTCAAAAATCTGGCGACTATAACCCCATGCACAATCATTCTGAATATGTCAAAGGTAATTATACTTTAAGCTGCGTTGGTTATTTAGAATTACCTGAGTCTATGAAATCAACTGATAATGCAAAAGCACATAATGATTTTAGCGGTCAAATAGAGTTTTCTGAGGGATCTGAAAATATGTTTTCTGATAGCAGACACCGAATTAATCCAGAGGTTCGTCAATGGTTTTTGTTTCCTAATTATTTAATGCACTCTGTATATCCTTTTAAATCTGACAAAGATCAGGAGAGAATATCATTTAGTTTCAACGCAACTGTAGTATTTGACAATGAATATAAACCCACAAATTGAATTTTATTTATACATAATATTGACAATTTTTGTTCTAATCTATATTAAAATTAACTATGCTTAAACAAATCGGAAAAGAGTGGAAGAAGAAAGAAGAAGGAGGAACTTTCACTGCCGATCACCTATCCCCATCGCAGCTCAATATGAACATCGATCAGTGGCATTATAACTATAATGTTTTAACTGCTGCTGAACGAAAAAAGCTCCCTGCAAACTTAAAAATGATCTTCGGTGGGTTGGTAGGTCAGGCATTACAAAATTTAATTACTGAAAAATTAACTATTGAAGAAGTAATGAAAGGAAAGAAATGAGTCAAGAAATATTAAGTAAGTTTGCACAATTACAAACTGAAAACAGAAACCAAAAGCAAGAACTGAAAAGATATTCTCAGATGCTACTTGCAAGAGATGAAGAAATTACAAAACTTAAAAAACAAATAGATGACTACCAACTTGGTGAAAAGATGGTTGCAAAGAACCAAAGCTATTTAGAAGCTAAAGCACAAAAAGATATTGACCAAGTAAAACAAAATCAAAAACTACAACAAAGGAAGGATAATGAAACTAAAACCACAAACAGAAGAAAAAAGTAAAGGCGGATTTAAAGAACGTAGAGAAAACTGTATAAAAAAACTTTCTCAAGAAGTTGAAGGTATGGATTTTAAAGGTAAGGATTATTTTACAGTTGCACTAAGACACAATCATTTATTAAAATATTTTCCAGAAGCTAGAATAGAAGAAGAAATAATTTTTCATGATAAAGAAAGAGTTATTTGTAAAACTATTTTATATATTGGTGAAACACCTTACTCTACAGGACATGCGGAAGAAAAGAGAGATTCAACATTTATTAATAAAACAAGTGCATTAGAGAATGCTGCGACCTCAAGTTTGGGAAGATGCCTTAGTGCATTTGGATTACATGGTTCTGAATATTCAAGTGCAGACGAATTAGCTAACGCAATTATTAATCAAAAAGATTCAATGGAGAGTAAAATAAAAAAAACAACAACTAAAACAAAACTCAATACATTATTCTCTGATTGGAAAAAAGAAAGTGAAATAATTGAAAAATTATTTAATGAACAAGAAACAAGTATTGAGAAAACAGGAGGACAAAATAATGTCAACAAATGGTAATGCAAAACAAAAAGATTGGGTATTGTTTCCTTATGATGCCAACAATGAAAAAGCCATCAAAATTGATTTCTCAGGTAATGTTACTTTAGACAATGGAGCTAAAGGTACTATCTTAGGTGTCAAAGGACAATCAAAAGATGGTAATACTAAGTTCCTTAAAGTCTATGCTCAAGTAGGAGTTCTATTTAAAGGTGATGATAAATTTACTGGTGAAATGAACTATGCCGAAGCTGGAGGACACAAAGGTTTAATTGGATGGTTAAATGAATCTGGTAATATTTTATCTGGTTATAAAAACGATCCTAAACCAAAACAAAATAAACCGCAAAGTAAACAAATACCTTTTTAGGTGAAGATTGTTTACTTAATTTTAGCTCTT